AACTGATACTAACAAACTTGGTGTATTTAAGTTGTGAGTAACAGTAACAGATGCTCCAGAAAGAACAGCTGAACTTTGTACCCATTTGTTAAAAGTTATTCCAACAGTAACTGCAGTAGCAGAACCTGTTAATGTAATACCTTCACCAATACTATTTGTACTTGCTGTTAGACCTTTAGTTGCAAGTGTTGGACCAGTACCATCATTTACTAATGTTTCAGTTCCTCCAGCAGATGCTAATGTAACTGTAGCAGGAATTGCAGTATTTGTAATAGTGATATCAGTTCCACTAGCAGTTAAAGAAATCCCTGCACCTGCAGTTAATCCTTTAGTTGCTAAAGCAGGTCCTGTACCATCATTAACTAGAGTTTCAGTACCACCTGCTGATGCCAATGTTACAGCAGAACCCGGATCAGAGTTAGTAATTCTAATTGCATCTGTACTAGGTACAGTACTTGCATTAAGAACAATACCTGTTCCAGCTACAAAGTTTAATGTATCACCAGGAGCTTCAGCAATTTGAATATTTGTAGGATCATTATCAGGTCCCCAAGTAAATCCTGTATCAGGATTAATAGTAGCTCTATCATAATCATTTGGTGGAACTACAGTTCCTGGTACAACTGATGCACCAGTTACGTGACCAAATGTATCAAATGTAAAGAAGATATCTTGGATAAATGTATTACCAGAATTATCACTAGTTAAGTTACTTACAGTTGATGTATCTTGATGTGATATAGTAACTGCATTTGTAACAGGGTTTACAGAAACATCAATACCAGGACCTTCAAAAATTGATGATGCAATAGTTTGGGCAATGATTAAATCAAAGTAAGCTTGTAATGCTGGTACATCTACATAGACAGTATAAGTAGTTATGTTACCTACTGTGTTAGATACTACATCAATATATTCTGATCCTACTACTGTTGAAATTGGAGCTTCAACACTACATAGGTAATTAACAAGTTTAGTAATAACTGTATCAAGATAATCATATCTTCTGATTACTACATCTTGATTACACATAATATCTGTTCCTGTATATACAATACATTGTGCATTGAATACTTCAGGACAAGATGGTGGACATGGTGCAGTTACAGTATAGGTATTGCTGCATCCACAATTTTTGGTACAGGTGTGATTTGCCATTTTTTTTATTTTAATTAAACATATATATACTTTTTCTTTTTATACCTAACAGCTTATAAAAGTTGGTGTATTACCTGAACAATCCTGCACAAATGCTTTAAGATCAGATAAATTAATTTGTAGACCTCCTAATTGTTCTGCTCTTGACATATCTTGATCAAATGCAAATGTCAGAGATGAACCAACTAAATTAGGTTGATAAGAACCTGCTGCTGATGCATTAAATTGACTTGGTGCTGTACCAAAATATTCTGGTATATTTTCTCCTGCTACAGCTACTGTACAAAGTTGTCTTGTCAAAGATGTTTTACCTACTACATTAGGTGATCTATACCAATCATTAAAGTTGGCACTAGTAATAGTTAATTGTCCTATATCACTTATTGATAAACCAATAACAGATGTCATTGAATAATCATCATCCTCATCTCCACCAGTTCTTGCAACTCTTTCACAAATAATTCTACCTGTTACTGAAGCACCACCATCTATAGTTTCACCTACACCCAAAATACCTGGAGGTATAACACTATTTCCTCTATGGAAGCGAAGTCTTAAAGCTTCTTCTGGAGGAGTACTAACACCCCATGCTGCATAAAAGGGGCCACTCAATAAACATGCATTGGGATCACTACCTGAACTAGCCTGTAATGTATTAAATGTAAATCCTGAATATACTCCATTATAGTCATCAGGATCTACAACAGTTATTGCACTACCACCTCCTCCATTAAGTGTTGAACCTATAGGAACAAAAGCAGTACCTTTAAAATATATTACATTTCCAATTCTTCTACACTGTGGTTTAAAAGCTGCTCCACTCATAAAGTTAAATCCTAGTAAAGGAATCCAACCAGTGTCCTGCATATCTGCTCTTAGTATACCACCTGTATATGTTAAATTAACTGTATTAGTATCTGTTACTGTAATTGTAGTAAATGCATTATACATATCACATACTGCAATCCATAAATTATTAATGGCATCTGCTACAGTATTATAAGAACCAGATTGTATCCAATTTGGATTTGTAGAAAATGGAGTTCCTGTTGTAAGTTGTAAATCAGCATCTGTAATGCAGATTGCATCTACAGCATTTATTAAATCACCTGTAGTACCTGTAGCTGCATAAAATGGACACCATACATCATTTATAAATTCTTCTAATACAACATTTATAAATTGAGTTGACCCATTAAGTAATGCACCTATATCACATCCTAAAGTAAAGGACGGGATTGTAAATACTGGTGGTGGAGCATTTTCTAATTCTTCTAATCTAATTATAATGTCAGTTATCTGTGCATTTATATTTCCAATTTCATCAATAAGTGCACAAATTTTTTCTCCAATCATTTGAACATAGTCAAGTAATTGCATTGTGGTAACATTACCAACTCGAAAACAAGGTGCAACAGATACTACACAATCAGGACATCCCGGATTTGTTTTTATATCTTCTGGAGTGATACCTTGAATCTCACAAATTTTATCAATAAGAAGTTGTATTAATGCCTGAAAATCTTTTGGCTTACATGCTGTAATTCCTAAGCAAGCTAAGTCATAGTTATTTACATTAGTTTGATCTAATATAGTACACAACTCAGTTGCAAGTTTAAATACTACATCAGATATAGTATCTCCAGTACAAAGATCTATACAAGCAATATCTGGTCCTTGCCATATTATGCAATTACTAGAAGTTGGACTACAAGGTTTATTATCTAAATTTAAAGGCTTCATACTTTTATCTATTTATAATATACAAATTAATTTCCACAATTGCAAGAAGAATATGTTTTTCCTGAGTTACATGCACATGGACAATCTGGGCATTTATAGTTAGGATCTTTCAAAGATTGTAAATCTATCAGTTCTTTTTTAAATAACCATTTATCATCCTCATCAGGACAACAGTTTGTTATACCATATCTTTTTTCAAGAACTAACTTATACATAACATCTGCAGCTCTACATGTTATTTTATCATACTCATCAGGATCACAATTAGGTGTATTATACCCCGGTCTAATTGTTCTATTATTTTTAAACTGAGGTTGTGGACATACTCCTTGTAAACATTCTCCAAAATATTGAATTATAGAAAGTGGATCATCAAATGGAATAGGATTTTGTGCACAATATTCAGTATCAACACTAACATAATAATCTACTAAAATTGTCCAAGTACCTACTGGGCAGTTAGGATAATTTGCATTATATAATATATTTGCTACAATGACATCATTGTCAACATCAAATAATGTCCAAACATTTCCAGGTAGTTCAAATGAAATTACTACTTGATATCCATTAAAATAAGCTACATATTCTGGTTTTCCATTTACTATGTTTCCATTAGGAACTGCAACTAAATTATAATAACCAGTATACTCAGCACTTAAATATAATCCAATTAGGATGTTTAAACAATTACATTCTTCTTGACATGACTTAGTAGATAACCTTGGGACTACTAAACCAAAATCACACTCATCATTCATTTCAAATGTTAAGTCAGATGATATTGAAATCCATGCATCATCTCCTTGTGTTTGAACAGGACACTCTCCTTTGTAATTTGAATATGCAACAAATTGAGCTAAAGTAACTATTGTAAGTTCCCATCTATTTGTTAATGCATTAAATGTAATTTGAACTAACTCACCGTTATAATATCCAGTATAGTAGAAATAACCATTGATTTGACCAGCAGCTCTAAATGTAACTATTGTTGTTATACATTCTTCAGGAGTTATACAGTAAGTAAATGTTCCTGTAAAACAACCACATGGAAAATATTCCCAATTACCAATAGGGCATGCTAGATTAGGACAAAGTTTATAACTTGGCCATGATGTAATACCTAGTGCAAGAGGATTAACCTCCGTATACAAAGCATACCAACAACCGTCATAAAATGCAATTGTATAACATATGTTTAATATTTCTTGATCATCAATATAATTAATGCAAGCTTTATAGGTAGGATAACCATTAACTATTTCATCTGTTATTTCAAATTGAAAGTTTGTTTCTTGAAATACTTCACCTACAAGATATCTAATATTAGCTTGAAGACAAGAACATGCATCATCTGTAACCCATTCTGTAAGACATTCTCTACTGCTTGTTTCTCCTGGATTTAAAGCTATTACTTGTAAATTTCTATCACAGTCATAGTATGAGTATACTTTTCTTACATCATTATAATTTGTAACTGTACTGCATTGACATATTATATCTACTCCACATGTTCCACAATCTTGATAAGTAGCTGTAACTACTACAGTGGTTGCATTTAAATATTCAGTTGTTTCAGATACTATCCAACATCCTGGACAATTTTGTATATTTATTACCCCTCCAACATATCCTGATAAGGCACTGTATGTTATAATTGGATCTGCTACTCCTGCACAATCTGTTAATTTATAATAAGTTCTAGTACATGAAATACAATCAGGAAATATATCTTCAAGTTTAATATTTTGTGGATTTGGAGGAATTATATTAATCTGTTCAACTATATAACATCCACAATCTAATTTTACAACTTGACCAATATATGCTTCAAGATTTAAGATTGTATATATAACATCATTGTTATCACATGAAGTTAATTTATATGCTATAGGACCAATACATAATTCACATGTTGCATAACTAGATGTTACTACAACATCAATAGGACAATCACATATATCTAATCTGTCTAATATTGAAGCAATCCAACAACCGTCTCTACCAACAATTTTTACAATGTTATCTGTACCATATACATATTGAAGTATTGTATCCGAATTTGTATAAATTATTTCACCTGTAGTACAGTGTGTTAATTTATGACATACTACTGGACATCCATCTGGACCACAAGGACCAAAGCTAGCAAGTATGTAGTCTGTATCAGTTTCTTGAAATATTGGTGGTATTTTAGAACATACCTTTACATATGGATTAGCATTAAGAGCAGTTACATTTATCAAGGTATCTGTATCATCTACATAGAAAAACCCATTACTATTTGCTATATAATAGCACTGAAGAGAGCAGTCACATGGAATATCTGGATCAGGATATATCTCTACTGCATCTTCACAACTAGTATCTTCAAGAGTAATAACATAAGCACATCCTGTAAAAGGTTCTGATATAACAGTTACAAAAGTTCCAATATAATCCTCAAAAGCAATGTTATTAGAAATTATAGGTTCTTCTCCATTACATGGAATTATTAAATAACAGTTTTGAATCAGTATTGGACAATCAGGACATACTGGAGCATCACAGTTAAGATCTTGATCAACTAAAGATAATTGAACTAATGGCGGTGGACTAGGATATGGTGTTATTCCCCCTGTATATTCTGGAGTAACTGTATAACAAGTACCAGGTGTTAAACCCTCATATGCTGATAGTCCTATAAATTGATAAACTTGTCCACCTACTATAGGCAATGAACCTTTAAAAAATATTTCTGTACCAGTACAACATTCTACAAATTTTAGAAAGTTAGTAATAGCCGGTATAGGTGTCTTTGTCATCTTTTAATAAACTTATATAAATTACTATACACAGCATTTCCTGATGTATTTGTCTGTTGTCTTGCAGCATTTTTTTCAGTTCTTAAAGTATCTTCATATGAACCTATACATCCATTACAAACAGATCTACCATTAGAAGCTGTTTTTCTTTGACATCCACAGGAAAGTGCTTTTCCACAATTTGAACATGTTGCCATAATTTGTTGGTTTTTTAATGGTTAACAATTTCTACAATCAAATTTATTTAAAAGTCTTACTGCATAATTAAATAATGTCATGCCTTCTTGACTTCTATGACATACTTCAACTTTTGCTTTAGCAGTTTCTAAATACATTCTGATCAATCTAAGTTCCTTCAACTTTTCTTTTATTTTAGCTGGAGGATCACAATCTGCAACATCTATATCACAAAGAATTTTTTCATAGTGATTTAGTGCACAAGTTATTCTTAAGTGATTATATTCTACATATACCTTACATTCTGGATCAATTGCATATTTTACAATATAAATTCCATCAGGTAAGGATAAAAAAGAACTATCACAATTTTCAGTTTGTAATCCAAAATCACATGCTGTATAAGTTGGTGTTGATTCTGGTACAAACCTTATTTCATTAGGACAATTGAATCCAGGTACTGTAACAAATAGTGTTGGTCTAAATACTCCAACTAAAGGAGAATAAACACTTGTATCAAATATCTTAAAAACACAAGAATTTGTAACAGTTGGAATTTCTAAACTTAATACATGATTTGCCATAATACTATAATAAAAAAGGAGAGGAGAGATTAACCCTCACTCTCCTTTATATGAGTTATCAAAAAATATTAATCTATAACTGCTTCATCACCTGGAAGTGGAACCACTTGACTTGCGCAAGGAATTCCTTTACCAATATCTTGAATATTACACTCAGAACAGTTTTCTAACCATGCAAGAAGTCTTTTCCAAACAGAATTTAATGCTACATTATCACCTTGTGGAACAACAAGTTCAACAACATATTGGTCATTATCAAATGTTCCAGTTGGGTTGTACAATCTTGGTACATTGTGTTGTAAATAGATTCTGTCATAAAGACCAGTTCTAGATATACCAGCTGCATTAAGAATGTCATACCCTTGAGTAATCTCTCTAATTCTGAAGTCAGTAGCAAAATGGTTTTGTCTGTAAGATTCAGAAAGAATTACATCTCTTACTACAGTTTCACCAATACCATTTACTTGTCTTCCGTAACATTCTACACCAACACAAAGTGCTTCAAATTCACATGGAGATCCTGTGTAGTCTACTTCAGAAGCATAAACTCTTACTGGCTCTATTTCATAGAAGTCAGTTACTTGGAAAGTACAGTTTTCAAACTTAGTTTCATAGTATGCACCTGTTAATACAATACCTGCACACATAGTATTTACATATGCTGCTTCAGTCCAATCACTATAATGCTTATATGTTACTCCTACAATTACAGGTAATGCAGTAAGATCTACATCATTTGGATAGTAATAAGTCCATGCTGCACCTGCATTGTTTGTAAATGTTACAACTGGGTATATAAATGGATTGATCAACGGTGAATTCAATATTTGTTGTGCCCAAGCAATATATACTTTTCTAGGATCTACTGGTGTAGGAGCAATAGTGTCATCTGCACAACATCCTGTGTATCCTTCAAGTGTTAAGTATGCATTGTGATTTAATAATCTTAATGCAGGAGAACCTTTAACATCTAAACGTAGATAATAAGTTTCACCACACAAGAATGGTTTACAACAATCTCCAGCAGTTTCTCCTGGGTTAGAACTTGATGGTGGATTAACATAAGTCCAAGGAGTGTATCCTACGTGAGTTACATATCTTTCAGGTTCATTAGCAGGAGAGTAATAAAGTTTGCTTACATATTTAGGTCTAATTGTTTTAGTTTTGTTAGACTCCAAATAACCTCCAGCAAATGGACCAATTTTGTCATTTTTCATTAATGAGCCTGTAGCAATAATTACATCACAACAACCTGATGGTTGTGGTGCTACTGTAAATGTTTTAGGATCAATAAATGTAATTTCTCCTGGTTTCAACATATTTGTTGTCGATGTTCCCAATTGTACCCCACTTAGGCCTGACACTTTTTGTGCCACCATAGTTTTTTTAAAGGCATGATTAAAATAAGACATTGTTTTTGTTTTTAGTTAATAAATAAATATACTATAATATAGTAAAAAGTTTTTTAATCTCCAAATTATTTCAAGAAAAGTAATTTATACTTAGTAGAGTTAATAGAATCTTTAACCAAGTCTAGATTATTTACAATTTCAGAATAGGGTAATTGTCCTTGAAGTTTATTTATCATTGCATAAAGATCTCTAAGATAACCTACACCATCAGCAACTGTATCCAATGTTCTAGGAGCTACATCTTTTAATGTAAGTATCTTTTCTGCAGTACCTTGATATCCTTCAACTAATGTATCAGCATGTCCAGGTAATCCATCATAAAAATCTCCTATTGCAACATGTGCTGCATAGGAGCCTTCACCGGTTACTTTAAGATGAAGTTTATGAAAACTGTTTCTAGCATTCATAAGTTCTACTGCACAAGATGCAACCATATTATCTAATGAGCTACCTCCTACACCTGCATCTGGTGTTGGTTGTGGTTTAGCAGGTTCTGATTTTGGTTGGTTAACAATAGGTTCTGGTCTACTTACAGTTCTTGTAGGTTCAACATTTCTTTTTAGAAGTCTTGATTTAGTTTCCATATTTAGTTGTTTCTTTCTGCAGTTTCTGTACCTCTAGAGAATTGATTTCCTGATTCAATATCTCCAGCAAGTATACTAGCTGCTTCATCAATTATTAATTCTATTATATCATCCTTAAATTCACATTGTACTTCAGCTGTAGATGCTAAATTAGTATATGGATCTACACAACCATTAATTTGTATTTTAATTGGCTGTCTATAGTAAATAAGGTCTGCCTCATCTATATCAAATTCATTATTTGTATAAATGTTTACACTACCTCCTTTTAATGTTGCAAAAGTTTCCCCCCACTCAAAACTTGGTTGTTTTGATTTATCTCTAAGTAGTTCTCTTAAGTTAGCTTCTTCTGCTAAATAAACCATCATAGATCTTTTATCACAGCAGTCCTTTCTAGTAAGGGCATCTACTCTTTTCCATTGAAGATAATCTTCTGGTAAAGTACCTCTGTAATAATACTGTTTATCTGCAATGGCTAAGGGAAAAGTTTCAAGAAGTATTTGTAAATCATCTTTTCTTCTTGTTGAACCTTCATCACCTTCTTTAGTAAGATTTATACCATGAAGCTGTCTACGAGCCCATTCAACCTGAGCTTTATTAAAAGATTCAACAATTTGCCAGCAAGTTATATTATCATAATCTTGACTGTCAAGCTTATTGAGTCTTTGTTTAATCTTTATGGTAAGTGTACTATTAAGCATAGCTTATTTTCTTTTCTTATTTTTTACAGCACCTCCTCTTCTTTGTTTATAAGGACTTGAAGTTGGAACACTCATATTCAATGTATTAGCTCTTTGTCTTGGTGCTGGTGTTGATTGCATTGACTGTGTACCAATCACACCTTCTGGCTTACTCATAGACATTATTTTTTGCATAGCAGTAGAAGGATTAACACTACTATAAACAGATGGAGTTCCTGCTGGTGGTGTAAGATTAGGTTTTGCTGGTGGAGATGCTGGATACTGATTTAACATGTTTTCAAATGCAGCATCATCCGCAGCCATTCTTCCCATACCAGATCCTCCTCCACCTTGGAGTTTCTTTAAATACTTATTATAAGCTTTCATTTGTCCACCAGCTTTCATATGAGCCATAGCTACATTATCATTAAATGTTTTAAGTGGATTATTAGGTTTAAGTGGTTTTTTCATAGTTATCTATTTTTAGCCATTTTTTTTAATGTTCTAGCTAGAGCTTTTCTTTTAGGTGTACAAGTAGGTTTTGACATAGGAGTACAATAACCCTTATGTTTAGGATTGATTGCTTTTTGTATCCATTTTTTATCCTTCTTAGTAGCCATGACTATTTTTTCTTTTTACTAGCTCTTTTCTTAGCACCTGCAATTCTATCAGCTGCTGTTGCTTTAGGATTATTATCTATACCAGCTTTTACTGAAAGCATACCAAATTTAGTAGCACCACCTTTCTTCATTTGCATAGGTCTAGTAGTAGCATTATAGCCAGGCATACCAACAATTTTTTGTGAACCACCTTTTTGCATTTTCTTTGTGGCACCGCCACATTGCATACATTTTTTCATGACTATTTTTTTCTTTTTAATTTAACACTACCACCTCTCCTTTCTACAGGCAAAGATGTTTCTTTTTTAAGTTGTTTTCTAATGTCAGATCTTTTAACATCTTTACCTTCTTTTTCTGCTTTTCTTTTAAGTTCATTAACTGCTTTTATTCTTTGAACTCCTTTTAATGAACCTACAGCAGAAGCAATTGCTGCACCAGCACCAAATACACCAGCAGCAATTTTTTGACTAGTACATGGTACACAGTCAGGATATACTCCACATCTATTTTTAGAGTTGTTTTTACAATCTCCTGCAGCACCTCCTTTTGCCATTTTTTTCATTGTGCCACCACATTTAGCACATCCCATTTTTTTCATATTGATATAAATATATAAATTAACAATTCCATTTCCTCAAAGATTTATTAATCCTTGAATCTGGGTCATTAGCTTTTTTCTTACCAGTTAGTTTTTTCTTCATACCTTCCATTCTGGCACAAAAAGATTTTCTCCTTTTAGCAGACTTACTATCTGGATCAAGTTTAGAAGGTTTGGTAGTTACAGCTGTCTTAAGTTTACTTCCTGGATTCTCTCTTCTATAGGAAGCAACACCTTTAGCATTCAAACCACCTGATGGGTTTTTACCTTCTTTTCTTTGCCAAGCTGCTGACTTTGCCATTACTATTTCATTTTACCATTAGCAAGATTAGTAAACATCTTAGCTTGCTCTTGTGCCATCTTCTTTACATCTGTCATAAGCTTAGCATCTTTCTGAATCTCAGCTGCCCTTTTTAATGTAGACATAGCAGATTCAACTTCCCACTTTCTCATCTCAGCCTTGTTGCCTCCCATAATAGAGATACCAAGTGAAGAAGATGACTTCTTAGCAGGAGCTTTCTTAGTAGTTGTTGTTTTCTTAATTGCCATAACTATTTATGTTTTTTTGATGTTCTTAATCCACTAGAAGAAGATTGTCTTCTTAAAACTGAACCTTTAATAACTGATCCACCCCTTTTAGCAAATGAACTACTAGAATCAAAAGGATCATTTTCTTCTTTAAGAAAAGCATCTCTTGCTTTCATTCTATCTACTTTATTTTCAAGCTTATCTTTGTCTACATATTTAGTTACTTTTTTAAGCTTGTCACCATCTTTATTTCTTACAGTTTTAGTAATTGTACCTTTAAAAATATCATAATCTTTAGTTCTATCTCTAAAGATACCTTTACTTTGTTTTCTGTAATCTGGATCTGCCATGACTATATATTTTTAAATTAAACATTTTTAACTCTTCTTCCCATACCTACTCTAGACTTCTCAGCTTTTTTAGCTTTTAGTTTAGAAGGAGATAATTCACTTTTTGTTTTAGGAGTATCCTTAGATACTCTTCTTGTAGGCCGGCAGTATTCATTTTTACCACCGGCACCACAAGCTTTTCCTGTTTTAGTATCTTGCCATTTTTCTTTTTCCCATCTTTTAAGTTCAGATCCTTCCTTAGTTTTTCTAACTTTGCCGGATTTTTTTCTGCACTTTGCTATAGCCTGAGAAGCCCTAGCAGAAGGGAATACAGCATATCTTGCTTTTACACTATGATAACATGCATCTTTTGGCATTACTATTTTTTATTTTTTTGGTTTAGCAACTTTTTTGTTGAGACCAACTTTAGTTCCTTTAGATCCAGCAGTTTTGTCTGCAAAAACTTTTGCATTAGAATTGACCATACCTCCTGTTTTCATCATTGTTTTGCCATACATAGCTTTAGATACTTTTTTCATTTTATTTAACTTTTAAGAGTTCCAAACTTTTTCAACAGATGAGCTAAGATCATTTAAAATATCCTCATGTAAAGGGTTTTTTAAATGCTCAATAACATCAGATACATTTCTACCAAGAAGACTTCCTGTCTTAGCATGGTATATATATCCATCTGCCTTACTTATAATATACTTAAAAAAACTGGAATCACGTACAATTGATTTAATTTTTAATGTTTCCATGTCTAAATTAACTGCATCTATAAAGGATTTTGCTGCCCTTTCTTTGTTCCCCTCAGATCCTATTCCATTAATATGGTTATCCATATTTTCATAAATAATATCTAGTGGAGTAGATTTTCTATATTGTGTACTATCACCATCTACAATTTTTGCAATATAGAATAACTTAGTACTGTTTTTATCAAATAATTTTTGAAGTTCTGCCAATGCTTTGTTACGGAGTTTTTTGTACTCTGTTCTGATCATTGAAGTTTCTTGTTCTTTATCTAAGTAGAACTTAGGTGGCACCGGTCTTGATCTTGCATCTTCATAACTTTTAGCTACAATAGAAAAACCTCCTGCTTCAATAGCATAATATTTTATTTTGTCAAAAGGATTATTAAGATCTAAGAACACTGGTTCATTACCACATTTAATTTCTATTTTATTCCAGAACTCTGCATTATCAGGCTTTAATAATTTTACCTGATTCCAGAAGTCTTTACTTTCAGGATCAAGAATATTTGCTGCTAACTCCTTTTCTAAATCAGCAATGCACTCTCTTATTTGTCTTACTCTAGATTGCTTCTCTTCTTCTGGTAATAATTTTATTTCTGGAGCAAATTCATTAAGTCCTGTTACATATCTAATTACTCCATTACTTTCAAGACATGCAAGTTGTTCTTGGTGTCTTACACCATCATAAAGAGCTAGACCATATTCTTCAAGACCCATGTTAGTACTTTGGCTATCAACAAAAGGTCTGATAGCTAGTTTTGTTTTTTTTGTGCTGGTAGTTTCTACCATTGTAAATTGTGTTTCCATGTTGGTTTTTATTTGTTGATTTTTAGTTTAAAATATAAAAAGGGAGGAGTTTCCCCCTCCCTCTTTTGATATATGATGGATTAGAAAGAGCCACCTGTTACTGGGTTTCTCATAACAATCTTAAGGACTTTAGTTGGATCCTTAACCCAAATAGCTGGGAATGTTTGAGTCATCATTACTCGGTATCCATTGAATTGACCAGAAGACTGGAATCCTTGTGTACGGCCCATATAGTCCATAGTACCATTTTGATACCACCACTTCAATTGATTATCCCAAGACAACTTCAATAAGAAGATATTGTCATTAGTATTATCAGTGATGTCAAAGATAATGAATGAGTAAGAAGATAATGGGAAACCATCAATGATTGGGTTCTCAATATCATTTGTATGGATGTTGTCAAATGCTGGGTTCAACACAAACTTAACATTAGCCAAGAATGGAATAACATAAGAAGTGTAAGCAAATCCAAAGTTCAAGTCCATACCTTTACCAGTGATTGCACCAATATCAGCAGCTTGAATTACAAGACCTGAAGCAACTGCTTCTCTCTTGATAGCTTCATTTACCATTCTCATACCTCCCATACCGGTTTGTACAATCAATGATCTGTTTGGATCTGGACCTTGGAACTCAACCTTACCATTGAAGAAGTTGTAGATTTCTCCACGGAACAAATCCAATGTAAAGTTATTTTTGTTGTATACTCTCTTGAATGAGTTATCCAACTGCTTCCAAAGACCCACAGACATTCTTAGATCATCTGGACCATCTTGACGTACTCTACCACCATGACCCCACATTAAGTAAGTTTCAATGTCAATAGCAATTTTAGACAAGTGAGCAGCTTCCATTTGAGTTAAGAAAGTTCTAGAAAGATCTCCATTGTCAAATGCTTTTTTTACTTTGTCTTTACCCATAACTTTGATCATATCTTCTAATGAAGAAATAGATGGATCATTGTTAGATGTAAAGTTTCTCCAGATCTCAGTTACAGGAACTGTACCATCTGCATTCATACCTCCTTTGATCATCAAGTCAGCTCTAGAAGATACTGAATAGTGAACATGAGCCTCAGCACCACCAACAAAGTTATAGAACTCACGGAATGAAGTTCTTGTTGTGATGTCAGAGAATCTTTCACCATACTCTCCTCTAGCAGAACCTTTACGGAAGATTTTAGTTCCCTCAGTAAGGTATTTGTGATCTAGGAATTTATAGTTGTCATTGTTTACCAACTGTACTGTATAGATGAAAGCATCTCCTACTTGTAGAATATCTTCATCAGTAATGTACATTTCAACTCCATTGTATTTGTCATAAGTGATGATATCACCATGTCCAAACTCACGTCTGTTGATTTTAATTTTAAAGGTTGAACCATCAGTACCTAAAACTCTGTTTGGGTCTTCAATGTCTTCAACAATATAAGGAAGATCAATAGATACAGGAGTCTGCCATCTATATTCCCCTCTATGGTTGTCAACCATAATTACATTTTTACCACCAAAGCTAGACATTTGGTAAAGAGGCATTTCCACCTTCTGAGCCATTGCCCAAAGGTCTACTGGACCTAAGTCCATTGGTTCTGCATCCTTCAACATGTTAACCAAGTGGTAAGAATCTACGTGTGAACTTGCTTGGTAAGCTGTATCCCGTAGAAAGATACCATTGTTTAAAACTGGAGTTGCCATTTTTATTTGTTATTTAAATTGTTACTAATTAAAACCGTTTGAACATATTATTAGTTCCACGGTTGATTGTTCTTGTTGGTTTAGAAGTTCCTCTTTGTTGCATTTGATCATCTAATCCATTTGAAGAAGTATTTTTTCTTGATTCTTCTGTTTTAAGTTGTCTTACTACTTTTTCTGTAGCTGCTTTACTTCCTTGTTCTCTTACTCTGTTTCTATAAGAATCAGGATCAGAAAGTAACCAAAGAGCTTCAGCAATAAGATCATGTCTTGGTTCTACAAACTGATACTTCTCTAATAAGTGTCCAAGTAAGTTTGTAGGTTTACCAGAAATTGAAGGATAGTTTGGTTGAACTAATCCTGAGTAAAGATGACTCTGTACTTTTCTATCCAACTTAATTCCACCAAGTTCACCTACTGAAAGTGTATTGTATACATTATCTTGGTAGGCCTTTGCTTGTGTAGCTTGTTGTTGTCTTTTGTACTCTTGTTCTGCCAATTGTTTATTTACAATTGCTTCTTGCATCTTATCTAACTTTGGCTTAAACTGTTGAGCTTTTTGTCCTAGTCTTCCAAGTTCTGCCCAGTCTTCAATTTCAGATTCAATTTCTTCTGGAGTTCCAAACTGTGTAGCATAAAGATACTGTCTTGCAATTTCTGCTTGATCATTTTCATTATTAGGATTTAAATCTCTAATTTCTTCCACATGAGCAAGTGTTCTAAATAAGCTTTTAAGATCAGTACCACCATCTGCTACATACTTAGCAGCATATTGGAGTTCTTGTGGCAAAGACTGAAAAAATTCTTTTGGAGTATTTTCTCTAATTGCTGCTTCTCTCTCTTGGAAGTTAGCTTCAAATAACTCTCTGAAATCTTTAGTAGTGTATTCTTCTAAAGGTTTGTCATCATCAAAAGCCATTAAAGTACCTTCCTCAATCATTTTTGTAGCTAACTCATAAAGACCTGACTTATCTACTTTAGGTCTTCCTTTATTACCAGCTTCTTCTTCTTGAGAAATTAAACCATCAAGCTCAGCAATAGTCTCTTCAACTTCTGCTTTCTTTTCTGCAGCTTCAAGTTTCTCTTGTGGAGATTGTGCTGCAGGATTATCAAAGAACGACATGTCTGTTTTTTCTGCTGTAAAAACAGATTTTTTTTCTGGTTCTTTTTGATCATCTGGCAGCATTATATTTTCTGCACCAGGAACACCAAAAAGAGCATCAATGTCTACATCAATTTGTCCTACCGTTGTAGAATCTTGTACCTGATCTTCAGGTCTGTTGTTGGTTGTTTCCATTCTGTTGGTTTTTGTTTACATAATAATATACAAAATAAACTTGGAAAATTTAAAAGTTAAAAATTCTTTTTTTGCACTATATAGCTAAGTCTATTTTTTCTTTTTGTTTGAGCTGCCAGCATCATACTTGTTTTTATTTACTCTAGCTATCTCTAATTGTTTATTGGCTATATCTTGTTGTACTTGTAACTTCTGTTGTTCCATATTCATTTTCTGAGAATGCTTTACCATATCATCACTTTGTTTCTGTCTTTGTACATCCATTTGACCTTGATATTGTTCAGTTTCTCTGATTTCTTTCATAGCATCTCTAAAGTCAGACTCTTGGTTTTGATTAATATCAGCCATTGAACCATATCCTGCAGCTCTAATCTCAGCAACAGTAATGTCTTTCTGAATCATCTTATCATCTCTTTGAGCAGCAGCATCAATCTCCATTTGTTTTTGCTTCTCAGCTGAAGCAAGTTGTTCTTGTTGCATTTGCTGTTGTTGTTGCAGTTCAGCTTGTTTTTGATCTTGTATTCTTTTCTCAGACATTTTGAGAACAGTATTTATTTCAGAGATTGACTCAGACTGTATTACTTTACCTATGTCATATATAGAAGCTCCTGTAGTATTGTTTTGTATTGCCATTTGTTTTAACTGTTCTAAGACAGCTCTATGATTAGCATTAGTACTACAGAATATATTTAGATCTCTCATTAGAAGATCCGTACCGTCAACTTGAAAAGTAACTTTTTCATCTGCCTCTGTAATATATGTCAACCTTGTAGAAGGTTTTGTAGAATGATAGTACTGAGCTAAGTCAGTTCTCATCTGATGTACTCTTGGCATTAAGTAATCACAGTGTTGTATAAAGTAGGTTTCTGTTTGAGCATAAGATGCAGCAGCAGCTTGCTCTACACCAGTAGCTGTCATTTGAGATAACTGTTGTCCCATTCTTTGTGGGTTAACACCAATTACTTCATAAGCTTGTTGCTTAAAGTGATTTGCAAGTTGTATTCTAGAAAGTAATCTTTCTGTCTGTGACAGATCTAGCTTTTGGAAATGCTGGAAGTTTAATGCATTTTCAGTATTAGTAATTGAAGTATCTAATGGTAGCATCTGAAAATTCTTCATTGCTACATAAGCTTTAGCCAAGTTACCTTTACCCCAATCTTCTCCTAATGAGTGTCTTGGTAATGTATTCTGGTCTAGCATTATAATAGTACCTAGTTCATCTACTAAGATGTCAGCTATCTGATTGTTTACTATGTTGTATCCAATCTGGTATGGCTTCATTAAATCAATAAGTGCAGTAGATCTTGTATTTCTATCTGAGAATATAGAACCTTCTACAGGAAGTTTACATCCATACAAACTATTATCACCTTTAAACTGGAATTTTAAAGGACCTATTTTAGGTTTATCTATTCCAAGATATATTGGAGTAAATCCTCCTGGATTATTCATACCCCAGAATGAAGGAATATTAGGACCAATTTTAACTCCTCCCCATACTTCATTAATCCAAATCCAATCAATGTGTTCTCCAAATACTAAATTATCTTTACTCTTGCCTTTAAAAAGTCTAGTATCATAAATTGGTTTATCTGATACTGAATAATCTTCACTTACAATTTCTGTTAATACTTCTCCGGTTTCAGATATTTTTGTAAGATGTCCTACTTTCTTCTGTGATTTCCAATAAGCTGTAGTTACCCTTAGTAGATAAGCTGTACCTTGATCATAGTAGTCTTCTCCTTCAGCTAGTATTTGAGTTATAACATCTGATCCATCAAGTACATTACCACCCATAAAAGATGTATACTGTCTGTAGGCAAGAGATGGCATGTTTGTATTCCAATCATGTGATTTAGTTCCATCATAGAAAGCTCCATCATTTTGAAGACCACCAATATTATAAGCTGCTGATCTAATTGGATAAATGGCTTCTAATGCTTCCATCTGACCTTCATTCATCAAATATCCAAATTTGTCAACTACATCTGATGGAGTAAACATGTCTGTTTTACCTACCCAGTTTGCTTGAGAGATGTATCTATTATCTGGAGATTTATGATAGAAACTAATTACTGGATTCCAAAGTTCTACTTCATAATCATCCTCCATCATGCGGAAATGCCAGAACTCTCTATCTGTAATAAGCATGTCTCTGAATGCTCTTTCTTCAAGTTCATCCATTCTAAATCTTTCAACATCTACTTTATGTTGATGAGTTGCCCACTGTTCAATTACAGATCTATAATCTTTTTGAAAAAACTTTTCAATTTCTGGAAGTGTCTTGAGTTTTTCTGGAGCAATTTGTTGTTGAGCTTCTGGAGAATTAGGATCAAGACCTTGCTCTATTAATGCAGAAATAATTTTGGTTTGAGCATCTGCTAATAGAGTTTCCTCTATCATCATTCTTTTTTGCTCAAGCATTTCATTATATGAAATATCATCAACTGCTCTATAACTTAATTTACTTGATCTTTTTGCAAATTCAGATACTAGAACATTAATTACATTTGGAATAATTGGATAGAATTTTAATTCAAAAGCTGAGGCATCTTCTTTAGTTAATAACTCAACTATGTCTCTGTATTCATTATCTTCCTCAACTATATAATCTGTTCTATCTATAATACCTTTAGCAAGTTTATAATTTTTCATAAACCTGCGGGCATTTCTTCTAATTTGTCTTAGACCATTCCATTCTAACCAATCTAAATTCCAAGCAGCCCATTGCTCATCTTTTTCTTTTTTAGTAAGAAATTGAAGAGGTTGAGTCACACTACCTAATCTGTTGTGTTGGACTTTAGCTCCATTCTTTAATTGCATTGCGTTATATACCTGCATAGCTCTTATTTAAAATTTTTGAAAGGTGATCTTTTAAAACTTTGTGAATTAAAAGATGAACCCTTTCCAACATTACGAAACGGGTTCTTATTTAATTTAAACAAATTTTCTGACTTTTGCAAGTTTTTAGCTGCATCATCCATAATTACAACTTTAGCAAAACCCCTGTTTGACTCTTGTATTTTTATAAATGAAACTAATGCAGCAAATGAAACCAATCTATCCACATTGACTCCATCAGAATATTCTTGCATTTCTTTTATTAGCATTGGATCCGGAATTCTTTCAATACCATATTTTGTTCTAACAATTGTACCATCTGGTTTAGTTTCTACATCTAATTCTTCTTTAGTATATTCTATGGCATAACTAAGAAGATGTGCTTTAAATAAAGAACCTGTATTTTTCCATCCATATTCCTGATACACATTAGCATTAGCTCCTAAATCCTTCAAGAAAAGAATTTGACTTTTTGGTACTAAATATCTTTGTTTCTTTCTAGATATCATATACTGTATAAAAAGTGAAATGTTATTCTCTACAATAGTCCAGGCATTATACCATTCTATTATAAGTTCTAACATTTGATGTGTTCTATTTATATCATCATATCTTCCACACCATGCAGCTACTATCTTACCTTGCTCTATGTAGGTTTCTGTTTCTACAGCATTTACCTTTCTTACTTCAGTAGATGATTTCATTACATAAATAGAGCACAATGATTCTGATGTTGTTGTTTTACCTTCTGATACGGGGTCAATAGAAGCAAAATATGTTTTACCAAATTCTGGATTTTCCATTGGTCTTTCCCAAACTACTAAACATCCAGTCTTATCCTCTGTCTTTTTATTTACAGGAAATTCAGTAATTGGTCTTTTATTACTACTCTTTACTGCAGGCTTTCCATTTTCATCTGTAAATATATCTAAGAACTCAAATCCATATTCTTTATCTTCAATTCTTCTTTGTTGTGCAGCAAGTAAATGAGTAGGGAATACAGAAACTGTTCTATTTGCAAAAGCCTCATGAATATTTCTAGGATGCTGAGATATTCTTAATTGATACTCTTCTGGGGCTAATTCATTCTTCCATTGTTTAAACTGCTCATTCAAAGCTTCTAATGCTTCTTCTACAAGTGAATTACCATAGTCATCAATATATGGAGGCATGGACCATTGTTCAGGAATAAATAAACCTGACAAACCTATAGTACCTTTATCATCAATAAGATCTGTTTCTACAGCATATATATCTTTTGATGTTGGATTTAAAATCATATCCTTTAATGGTAAACATTGACCTAAATCACCGACAGATCCTGCAGCTATAAACATACCTGTAGTAATTAAACCAGATCTCATTGCAGGTCTCATGTACTCATATGTCTGATCCATCTTAGGAGCAATTCCTGCCTCTTCATGAAAGAAGTATTTAACTGGTCCACCGACACCATTAGTAGGATCTTTTTCAAAGGACATACCTTGTATAGTTCCTTTAAGACCAACTTCATTCTTTCTATCTCCTTTTCTTACTTCAATCTTTTGTTGCCACATCATAACCTTGTCTGGAGACATAGGTCTATACCATGCAGTATGCTCATTTAAGAAAGCTGCATATTCTTGTAAGAATTTCCAAGATCCTTTCTCATTAATATAATCTTTAAGACTGGCTCCTATTTTCAATGTAACCCCTGCCTCAAACCATTGTTGGTTAATGAGTTTACCCATGTGGTAATATGATGATGCTATCTGTCTTTTCTTTAAGATAGCTACATGTTTGTATGAAAGTTCTGCTAACATCTCATAAAGAGCCATATGATATTGGGCATCTCTGATTTTAGCAAAGTCAAACTTCTGTTGTTCTTTATCAAAGATAGGTAAGAAGTTTAACCACATATAATATTCTCTGCAGACATACCATGTTAGATTTCCATCTTTAACTAATAGGCCTTTTCTACATCTAACTTTTTGTTCTTCCCAATAATTTATGTAGTCTTTGGATTTAAAAGGAGATGTGCAATATACTCCATCCTTTTTAAATTTGGTTGACTCTGAAATAAATAATTCATTGGTAAGCTCGTTGAATTGGTATTTTCCTGGTTCCTTAAATATGTTATTAAGGATAAACTGCTTGAAGTCCTCTCTGGATTCAAAACTTGTGGTTGTCCACTTTCCGTTTTCATAAGTTGGTATATCTTGGTAAATCTCACTCATTACATATCATAGGCTAATCCTTGCCCACCCCTTACTTTACTTGATTGTTCTTCTTGAAGATCTTTGTATGCTCCTTTAAAAGATTGTCTTATTGATTCATAATTTTTAGCAGCAGCTATTAATGAATTCATATTACCATCCCGCCCATGTGTAATAGGTGTTATTTCCATATATCTAGCTAATCTATCTAACATAGATGCAATACCTTTGTATGCTCTGGATGTAGGTGTTTCATACATCTTTTCACAAAACCTTAATGCTGCAAAGATTGTGTCATCCTCAGTAGAAAACTCTGCTTCTATTTCTTTTAGAATAATATACTCTTTATCTTGTTCTGGCACAAAGAAAAAAGGATTCATGTCTGGATTAGGACAGCACATGTAAAACAAATAGAGGTAAACTTTTAAATAATCATCTGGATACTCATCCATAACATCTTTAAGAGCCTTTAGTGTATAACAATGTTCAGTAGGTATTACTACACCGTTTTGAACATCAAATAGTTTTGCATACATCTTATTTCTTTTTAATAAAGGTAGGACTTTCTTTTATATGATTCATTACAGCAATTACCTCATCATATAAATAAGGTACTGGAATTGGAGTAACATCTTTTACAATTGGGTCCCCATTCATATCTTTCTTTGCTACAGGATATCCCCAGTCATCTTTACCATCTGTCTCAAATTTAATATGATGAATATATATTGTACCTGGCAATAACTTAGGATTATGCTTAAGTATAATATACATATAAATACTCAATTGTAAAGCATAGTGGTTAAAGTTGCAATCATCTAAATGAGAAACTGGATGGAGCATCTTCTCTGAAATTCCCTCCCAGTCCTTAAATGACTCCATCTTAATTTCTTTATTAGTTTTATAGTCAATGATATTAACTCTTCCATTTACAACTTCAACTAAATCTGATTGACCACAAATACCAGCAGACTTTAAATAAACCATATGTTCTGGATAAACTCCTGGTTCAAGTTTTTGATTTGGTGCATATTTAATACCATCTTTTAACGGCAGTGGTTTAAATATTGGAACAGTTACACCTTCTCTTTCTATTGATGCTAAAGAACACAAATCATCTTCTCTTTGATTATGATACCATGTTCCTAAGTCTGTAGCTCTCTTAGCTTCATTACTCCAAATATCTTGAATAATTTTTGGTTCAATTCCAAACCATTTGGATCCTTGTTTTTTAGAAACTTTTTCTGCTGTTTTTTTAGCATCAAAAGGTTTCTTTAATGAGGATATAACTGTAGTTACACTATACCAGACAATGTTATGTTCATTGTCTATACTCTTGTAACTATGATCTTGTGCATTAAAAAATATACTCATAAGCTGTCTAATTGATCTTCTTTCTTTTCTGATACTATGGATGCCCATTTTTTTGCAGGACATGAAGTTGATAGAGATCTTGTTTTAAATGATAAAGAACAACCACACAAAGAACAACATGGTTGAGTACCAGGCATAACACATTCTTTACCTTCTATGTCTTTATCAGGACACACATTACAGATTTCCATTCTTAATTCTGAAACATGCTCTACAAATTCATCTTTAACAATTGAATTTGTTATACCTTCAATTATCTGTTTCCGGTTCTTCCAAATTTCTTTGAGACTTGTTTTCATCTTTTTGTTTTTTAAACTCTTGTTTTTTTAGTTCTAATTCATCTATTTTCTTTTCTAGATTTTCAAGACACTCTACTTTATCTTCAAGCATTTTTTTATTATAGTATGCTTTAAAAGTAGAAGTGTCATGAGAATCTAAAGCTTTTTTATACCGTTGAATTGATTTCTTTACTAAACTTGGCCTAGCAACAAATTGGCCCAATCCTTCAACATTAATTCTAGGATAAGTAAGATTTGTTAAATTATTTCTAATACTCTTATAGTATGTTTGTATTAAATCTTCTATAAGTTCTACAGGTTCATTTATTTCTTCTGCAAACTCTTTATATAACTGACTAGATTTTTTTGGAATCATTTGCCAAGAAATTTATAATCTAACAATACACTGCCTTCTGTTTGAATTTTTAAATTAGGATTTATCATTACTATTTTTTTGTTTTTAGCATCTTTTGATATTAAGTTATTTTTTTCACATTTATTAATACAATTTCTTACTGTTTGCTCTGACTTGAATATGCTATATTCATCAGAAGCTTCAAAACAAAAACTAGACAATTCAATTGGTCCAACTGTACTAAGCAAAGTCAAGCACTCTAAGTCAGAATCACTCAATGTTATTCTATTTATATAACAATGAGTAAGTATCTGAAATTTAATAACATCTTTTTTAGACATTATTACTTTCTTTTGTACTTGATTTACTATAGCCATTTTTAGTTCTTTTTAAGTTTTCTAGAAATGGCTTCTGCATTAGATACTTCTTGTGGTGTTGGGAATGGATATTCTTCCTTGTCATCTTCTTCACCTTCAGGGCCATTTTCCATTTGATTCATCATCATTGCATATTGCATTTGAAGACTTGTTCTTTTAAATCTTACTTCATCAATCTTCATTAATAACTCTTCATGTTCATACTGAGCTTTTAAATAGGGCATTGAATCCTTATAAAATTTAAGCATTTCTTTTCTTTTTGCTTCTAATTCTTCTGGAGTAAATACTCTTTCTTTTTCTGTGTTTTCCATTTTTTATATATTTTAAGTTTACACAAATATACAAGAAAAGTTTAAACCAGAAATATTTAAACAAAAAATCCAGGCATAGAACATACCTGGATCACTATATGTAGTATAGGTCTATCTATTCTTAATTGTAAGATTTAAAATTGTTATTGAATAAAAGTTTCTTGCAGGATCAAGTTCAATTGAAAAAAAATCTACCATAGAAATTCTACATCTTATAGTTAATGCTTTCCAACTAGGTTTATGATTTTTCCAATTATTTCTAAACTTCATCACACTAAACTTTTAAGCATTGCAATTAACTTAGGTTGAGGAGAGACATCTGATTTATCTCTTCTATAAGAATTATGAGTATACAAACCTGGTTCTGCAGAAAGAGCATTCTTAGATACTTCCCACATGTCTTTCTCATTATACTTAATCGGAATTCCCCAGATTTTGTTCCAATATAATAGCAATTGTTTTACTGACTCAATTTGAGCATCTGTATAAGCATGGTAGTATTTATGACCTTTGTATGGTACAGAAAGTTCACATACTTGACTTCCTGGTACTTCTCTACCTACATAGTTATAATACTTACCATTTCTATTTTCTAGTGGACCCCAGTTGCATATTTCAATACCAATTGCAAGTGGATCCAATGATCTATATGGTAAAGCATTTGCTCTAAATACATCTGGCTTAATACCTAAATGGTAAGCCCAGTATTTAGAAGAGAATGCTTGACAGATTTCTCCATCAATTGTATCTTTAGATAAACCTTTACCAGATATAGTGATACAGGTAGCTATTCTACCTCTATCATCATTATCCCACATCTTAATTGTTCCAGGACCTGAAGAGTTTCCTGCTGTGTGGTGAAGTACAATCTGAAGTTTTTTAGTCTCTTCCTTGACATATTGTTTTTCAGAAAGTGGTACTTGTTTAATCTTATTTAAATCTAATACACTCATTACTTCTTATTAAACTTATTTACAAAAAATTTTGAAAGCCATTCTCCCGCTTTTTTAAGAAAATTGTTTTCTGCTTCTATTGTAACATTTGTACCTTCTTCTGTTTTTGTTACATTCACATCAAGTTTTTTACTGTCTAGTGTAAATTCTTTCTTTACTTCATCTGTGTGAACTTCAACATCTACTTTAGGAGTATCAACTACTACATCTACTTTCTTGCCTTCCTTCTTTACTTTAGCTTTGACTTTTTTGGTTTTTACTTCCACCTCAATGTCTTCTATTTTTTTTGCTTTTTTAGTCATTATTTATAATTTATGGATTTGTAATTTCTTTCTCTTTACTATCTTCTACTGTTAACTGAGATAATGTAGCTGCTACTGTACCAGCAGTTACTACATATGTTGCTGCAGTTACTATGGTAGCTGGTAATGCAATTGGTGCAGCAATAATAAGTCCTGCAACTGTACCTGCTATAATTGCAATTTTCTGAACTTTCTTCCAAAACTTAGGTGTTTTAGCTTTCCATCTTTGTCTCAGATTTTTCTCCATTTTCTTTCTCTATTAATTTTTTTAATCCAAATCTAGACTTTAATACTCTTACTAAAGATTTAGGAAGTAAATTTATATCTCCTAGATTTTCCAACAAAGATACAAAATATACTGAATAAAATCCTCCTATTACAACTGCAGGCAAGTAGTAGTATATTCCATTACTCTTTGCCATGTACCAGGATATATGTAAAATATAAGATGTAGCTACAAAATATAAAGGCATTCTCCATATTTTAAAACTTACAAATCTCTTGTTAATTATCCCTTTTGCAATTCCTGAAATCCAATCTGCAAACATTAATGACCACAGTGTAAATACAGCTGTTGGGTCATCCCATATGTAGTTTGTAATAAATGATGTAATTCCTGCAATAAATGCAGCACAACAGTTGACAGACCAATTTTTAGCACCAACAAGTGAGTAAAAAAAATCAAGTGGACTTGTGAATCCTATAAAACCTGAAGTTGCCTCTTCTTTCATTTTCTAAATATATACTAATAATATACAAAAAATTTTTGATATTACGTATAAATACTTAGTTTATTAACTAAGCTCCAAAAGTTTCTATCTTATAGTAGATTTTAATCCTTAATGAGCCATCACCTGTTGTAGGATTATCACCATTTGGAGTACCCATTACAAGATTAGCATTTAGTACATCTTTGTTAGTTTTAACTTGTACAGATCCTGAACCACTACCAACTGTTAATGTATTTCTAAGATTACCAGATATAACACAAACTGAATCTGTTGCACTTGTTAATAATGTTTTATCTACATAAGAATCAAAACATCCATCTAAATAAAATGTAGGGGAAGATGGAAATACATATGCTGTACCATTAAATTTATACTCTATTTGTATCCTATCTATAACATAATACTGGGCTGCTCCCGGTGCTGGTAATAATTCAAATGGTGTTCCAAGTGTAAGAATTTCTACTGAACTTAACTCTATTAATTGTTCAATAAACTCTGAACTTGTTCCAGATATTTGTACTAATGTACTCATTGTTTTTAAGTTTATCTAATTATGTCTTTTCAATCTATTGATATGTACATTCCTAATATATCTTCTGAGTTACCTTACTCTATTTATGGTAGCAATTACAGAAGGAATTGCTGGTAATGGTGCAACTGTAGTATTTCTAAGTAATTCTATAGAAGATGCACTAGCTTGCCACATGATTTGAACATTACTTCCTGCATTCATTTGTGTAAAAAAGTTCCAAGCTGCTACTAACAAATCACCATTATTTGCTAATGTAAGTGTTGTGTTACTATCCGGAACATCTACTCCATCTACTCTAAACCAAATATAAACCTGTGTTGCTCCTCCACCTGATGTTTTATGTAATTGAGCAGAAAAAGCAATGTTATAAACTCCTGTTTGAGTTACTGTAATTTCAGTAGGATCACCAAATAAATCATTTACTATAGACACACCATTAGTAGCTGCAGGATCTACACTGTTTAATTTCATTGCTTTTGCAGTAGATATTCCAGTAGTTTGTGTAGTAGTATCATAGAAAGAACCACTAGCTAACTGATTTAATACAGCTTGAGCATTATCAGTATGAATAGTAGTACTCATAAAATTATATAATCCAAGTTACTACAAAGGTTGTTCCTGTTGCATCAAAGAATATAGCATCTAGTGTATTATTTAAAGTTCCACCATCATAATTAATAGTAACTCCTGCTGGTAATACTTCACCATCTACAAGTCCTGATGCAGATCCTACATTAGCAATAGAAAAACTAAATGCTCCAGCAGGTGTTGAACCAGTAGTATTTACTACCGTAGCAATTCTTGGAGTTCTTAATACAGGTGATAGATTAGTATTAATATTAGTTACTAAAGTATTGATACTAGAAGTTAAACTTTCTATAGACACTAAATTAGATGTATATGATACAATCTGTGCTAAGTAACTATTAGGATTAACATATGTAATAGGAGCAACAGGAGTTCCTGGAGTATTTGATCCAGCTAAAAAATATACAGGTGGATCAAAGGTAGTTCCATTCCAAATTCTTACCTCTAACCATGTTGCACCAGTACTATCTACTACAAGAGCTGCTTCATAGTCAGTACCATTTTGAATGGCAGTCAATATTTGTACTAGCAATGGCTCAACTTGATCAGTATTATCATCTATATCTTGAAGAATATCATTTGCTAGTTTTAGTTGATCACATATACACTCCTGTCCTATCAACATTTTAAGTTGCCAGGGGAAGTTATTCCCCTGTAAACCACTATTTTTTAAATTACCAATACTATTTGACATGATAAATTATTTTAATTAAATACGAGTTTCAGCATCAGCTATAAGATCACCATCATTTCTTCTGCCTGTAGATCTAACTACTTGAACTGAATAATCTGTTTCAGGAGTTTCTGGATCATCAATAACTACAAAAGTTCCTACAGGAACACCTTTTAGATAAGCCATATCTACACTTGGATATACTCCAAGAGAAAGTAATCCTTGTAGTATTTTTGTAAGTGCTGCAGCTTTTTCATCACCTGTTGTAGAGTATTGTAATAATACATATACTTGAGGTACAATTGTATCTACAGTAATAGTATCTATTATTTCTATAGCAAGTTGTCTGTCTACATTAATATCTGCCATGACTAATAGTTTAATTATTGTACAATCTTAACTATTAAGTCACCTGCAGGTGCTGGTCCTGTTGAAGTAACATACCAATCTCCTTTTTTCAATCCTGCAGCTAAAGCAGCAGTATTATTGGCATATACTCGTTGTGTAGCAAGTTTGTATCCCCAATCAAAGAAAAACTTATTTACCGACCTGTTTAGGTACTGGTACATCTGAGTAAGTTTTGATTTATACTCAGGCATCGTAGATCTAGCATTATCTACATTTTCAAATTCTGGTAAAGCTCCCATGATATAAAATTTTAATTACACTATAATATACAAAAAATATTTGAATAAAAAAAATCCTCAGA